GAATTGTTTGAGAAGAAGAACTTGTTAGTTAAGCAAGGTAATCGACTCAAGTACATTAATCTAGCAGGCGAAGAAGTTCTTGAATATCGCAAAGCATGGATGATTGGTGGCAAACTTGATCAGATCATGTTAGAATATAACGAGAAAATGAAGCCTGTAGTAAATATCGACGAAGAAGGTAGTGAAGAAATTGACGCTGACTTAATTGATGAAAACATGGTTGAGGAGTAAAACATAATGGATGATACTCAAATTGTAGATGTGTGGACTTTATTTAAAGAATATATTGATAAGAAAGCACTAGAAATATCAGCTGAACGGTATGTTGATCTATTAGCCGACTACGGTGTAGCGGATGACGTTTTAACAAGTGCATTAGGATCAGATTCTGTACTCGACGGCGCAATCAATTACTTTTTAGATGTTGACGAAGAAAACTACGCAGACGATGATGCGTGGGACGATGAGGATTAATAATGGGCTGGTATGCAGACGTATCGCGTGACATTTCTAAAATTCCTAGTGCAGTATTGCACTTCGAGAACGAGCTTAATGATGCTCGTGTTGAAGTAAAACTAAAAGGTAATGTAGAACGTGCTGCTGCGGAAATGCCAGGCATTGTCGAACAACGCTTTAATCAGTTACAAGAGATTGAAGCAATCCTTTACTACTTAAATATCGAGCTGCGTAGATTGCGTAGCTCGTACTTTAAGAAATATCTTGAAAACTACCAACGAGCTCTGTCGAGCCGTGACGTTGAAAAATACGTAGACGGTGAGGCAGATGTCGTTGACTACGAAAAAATTATTAACGAGTTTGCATTACTGCGAAACAAATGGTTAGGTCTTCTTAAAGCACTTGATCAGAAGCAATGGCAGATCACAAACATAGTTAAACTTAGGGTAGCAGGAATGGAAGATGCCAGCATCTAATGAACCATTAATAGTCGGTATTGAAGGTAGCTTTGATTTAACTAGTTTCCATGGCCATAATAAAGACTTTATTCCAGACTTGCCTAATTTTAAATTAGTTAAAAATTTAAATGATCCGTTAGTACAGAGTGCTGACGGATTCATGCAAACTAACATATATAAAAATCATCTAATAGAATACAAAGATCAATTTGATTTTATTAAGGAATCAAATAAGCCATTTTTAGTATACGAAAGCCCTGTGTTTAGATCCGGAACATCAGCAGTACAAGAGCTAAATCCGTTATACATGCAACGTGTAGGATGGAATCATTTTATGCGCCAGGGAATATTTTGTAACGAAAACAGCCCTCCTGATAGATTTGAAAAAATTAAAAAAGATCAAAACATAAAAATACTACCATGGGAAGCAAAGGGTGATTATATTTTATTCATCTTGCAAAAGCCTAATGACAGTAGTTTAGAACAAGTTCATAAAGTTTGGGGAAATACTACTACTGGATATTGGGATTATGTAGTTGATTGCTTAACGCATATACGTATGCATACTGATATGCCTATTATTCTTAGAGGACATCCAAAAGCAAGAAAAAGTAGGTCAATAGCAGAAGGCATTGCAAATAGCAATGCTATTCCTAATGTAACACACACTGTTAATTACGAAACAAATACAATAGCAAATGGCGGCAAAGGATTGCAAAAAGACTTTGACAACGCCTGGGCTGTAGTTGGAACAACTAGTAATACCCTTATTGAAAGTGCGTGTTTAGGTATCCCTACATTTGCATTAGACGACACTGCAATGTGTTGGCCAGTTAGTCAACCAAATCTATCATATATAGACAATCCAAAATTAGATATACCTCGTGAACAATGGTTATATGATTTAGCATATACGCAATACTACTATCACGAACATCAGTTAGGTGTTGCGTGGAACAGACTTAAACCTTATTACTTTTCTTAAATAAACTACGTATATAAATACTAGCGGAGAACCTTTATGCAAACAACATTATATCAAGACTGGACTATATTGTCTGGCGACACTACTCTACGCAGGGCACTAAAAAAAGAACGAAAAACAGAAGTTGTTGATTATCAGTATGAACAACTTAACACAGCAATGTTGTGTTGCAAGCAATTTAGAACAGCAATTGATGTAGGAGCAAACTACGGCGTAATGTCATATCATATGTCAAAAAGATTTACTAACGTGCATGCATTTGAAATTGAACCTAACGTTTATAACTGCTTAGAAACAAATGTAAAACACTTTAATCTAGATAATGTACAAACACATGCATGCGGACTCGGTGATAAAGAGCAAACTGTTTCACTAACTTACAAAGGAACAAGTACATTCGGCACACATGTTACTCCTAATTCAAGCGGTGATATCTTAGTAAAAACAATGGATAGTTTTTCATTTACAGATGTTGATTTTATTAAAATGGACGCTGAAGGGTTCGAGCCACTTATTATAAATGGCGGCATTGATCTAATAGCAAAATATAAGCCTGTAATACTATACGAATGCAAAGGACACGAAACTAGATACGGCTATGCAAGAGACGAAGTTGGTCAACAATTAAAGAAGCTTGGCTATGTCAAAATAGCAGATGCAGGTAACAGAAAAAACGCAATTATAGGTGTGATAAATTAAATGAAGCAAGTCTATAATTATTGGATGCCAGATAGCGATAATCATTTTCATAGGATGATTACTAAGCGTATTAAAAATGGCGGACCAGCTGAATATCAAGACGATGTTAGAGATGCTGCTTACCAATACGTTACAGATTTTGATCTTGCAGTTGATGTCGGAGCAAATGTAGGACTATGGGCAAAGCCGTTAACTGAAAAATTTAAACAAGTTTTTGCTTATGAACCTATGCAACAAGTATACGAATGCTTAGAACTTAATGTAAAAGACTTGCCAGTGCAAATTAATTTTTTTGCATTAGGAAGTGTTAATGATAAAGTTACTATGGAATTCGATAAAGACAATACTGGTAATAGTTTTGTTTCTGATGTTGGCACTGGCAACATAACTATTAAACGTATGGATGATTTAAATTTACCTAAATTTGGATTATTAAAAATTGATTGTGAAAGACACGAGTTAGAAGTATTAAAGGGCGCAACTGAAACAATTTTAAAATACAAACCTATTATTATATGCGAACAACATCCTGACACAAATGAATGTGCCGGCGAGTACATAAAATCATTAGGTGCTATTGAACTTACTAATGTACGTAAAGATTATATATTTGGCTGGAACTAATACCATTTTAGCTATCCGCTTATAAACTACACACATAAATATCTACATGAGCAAAGTAGTATTAGTCACAGGTGGATTTGACCCACTACACAGCGGTCATATTAAATACTTTAAAGAAGCAAAGCTGCTTGGCGATCGATTAATCGTTGGCCTAAATTCAGACGAATGGTTAGAGCGTAAAAAAGGTAAAGCATTTATGCCTTGGAATGAACGCCTATGCATTGTAAATAACTTACAAATGGTAGACGAAGTTTTTACATTTATGGACGATGATGATTCTGCTATAAATTTTATAAAACAAGTTAAAGCACATTACCCTAAGGATCATTTAATTTTTGCTAATGGCGGTGATAGGACAAAACAAAACATTCCAGAAATGTCCGTTGAAGGTGTTGAGTTTGTATTTGGTGTAGGCGGCGGCAACAAAGCTAACAGCAGCAGTTGGATACTAGACGAATGGAAAACACAAAAGACTGAGCGTGATTGGGGTTACTGGCGTGTGCTAGATCACAAGCCTGCGCAAGGGTACAAAGTAAAAGAACTTGTAATTTATCCAGGTAAAGCACTAAGCGATCAAAAACATTTTAAACGTGCAGAGCAATGGATAGTGCTTGAAGGCGTAGTCGATATGAAGACTGAATGGAACGGCCAGTCAGGTAATTTACAGTTAAAGCAACACGGTATGCCTTATGAAATAGGTAAAGAAGTTTGGCACTTAGCATCCAATACTGGTACAGAAAACGCACACATCCTTGAAATACAATGGGGCAGTGAGTGCATTGAAGAAGATATAGAAAGAAGAAACACATGAAAGTATTTGTAGGTTACGACACAAGAGAAGATATGGCATACCAAGTGTGCAAACATAGTATACTTAGGCACAGTCCGACCGCTGAAGTCAAACCGCTGAAGCAAAATGATCTTAAACGCTCAGGCTGGTATTCAAGAAGTGAAGACAAACTAGCAAGTACTGAGTTTACATTTACTCGTTTCTTGGTTCCAGAACTTACTAACTTTAATGGTTGGGCGGTGTTTATGGATTGTGATATGTTACTTAGAACAGATATTGCAGAGTTGTTTGCACAAGCAGACGATACAAAAGCAGTAATGTGTGTACAACATGACTACGCACCTAAAGAAGCTATGAAGATGGATGGACAACGACAAACAGTTTATCCACGTAAAAATTGGTCTAGTATGATGCTTATTAACTGCGGCCATCCTGCTAACAAAAGACTTAACATTGACTTAGTAAATGAGAAAGAACTTAACGGAGCATACTTTCACAGATTTAGTTGGCTAGAAAGTGATGACTTAATTGGTGAGATATCACCTGAATGGAATTGGTTAGTAGGACACTACGAAGAGCCAAAGGATGGCACACCAAAACTATTACACTATACCGAAGGAGGCCCTTGGTTTGAAAACTACAGGGACTGTGAATATAATAAAGAATGGAAACAGGAACTACAGGATATGATGAATGAGTAGTAAAGTATTAAATATTGATGCTGTACCAGAAGAAGATTATGAGTTACTTTATGATAATTTTCTAACTGATTTTTTAAAAGGTATTCGCCGCACTAATATTACAACGAATACAAAGGGCACTACGCTTGTTAGGGGAGTAGGTGGCAAAAGTCAAAAAGCATATAGACGATGTTGGGAGCTGGGACAGAAGTTCTATGCTATAGATACAGGTTACTTTGGAAATTTTAAACATAAAACTTGGCACCGTATTACATGTGATGCATTACAAAATATGGAAGAATTTATAGAACGTCCAGATGATAGACTTAGATTTATATTAAAGCAGAAATCTTGGCAAGATATTTTTGTGCCGTTTACCCCTGGTAGGAAAATTATAGTATGTCCACCTAGTAATAAAGTTATGAATATGTTCCATCAACCCGACGCTGAAATATGGACTGAGGACGTAGTAACACAATTAAGAACATTAACTGATCGTCCTATAGAAGTTAGGTTAAAGCCTAGTAGATTTGATCGTGTTAGTTTTAATACAATGCAACAAGCACTTGCTGACGATGTACATTGTCTTATAACATATAATAGCATAGCTGCAACAGAAGCGTTAATGAATGGCAAAGCTGCTATATCATTGGGCCCAAATGCAGCTAGTAGAATATGTGAAACAGACTTAAAAAATATTGACAATCCAAGAATACCAACTGAGGACGAAATGTATGCATTTTTAACTCACTTATCTTTCTCACAATTTACACAACCTGAAATGTTAAACGGTACTGCTTGGAAAATATTGCAGGATCAAATGTAATGCAGATATCAGTTGCTTCTTACCTAAAAGGAATACCTAGTAAAAACGTAAATCCTCAGAAGACAGCGATTATTATGAATTTTATTAAAGGTGTTAATACGTTAGGCGATATCGGTAACGTTATTACAAATTACGATATAGCAAACGTAGACGTAGCTGTAGTACAAGGATTTGTACATCCTAATAGTAGAAATTCATCACATTTAACTTTAAGAAAAAATGTATTTGAATCACAGCAACAGCGTGGAAAACGTAGTATAATTGTTGATAGTAATTTATTTTTATATGCAGATCCTGTTAACACAAAAACATTCTTGCGTTATAGTTATGACGGAATATT